AATGATTCCCATGTCACGTTCCAGATGGGAAATAGTCTGATTTAGGGAACCGCATTCAGCATAGAACTGAAAGATATGCAGAACTTTATCTGCGTCCTGGTTAAGTACCAGGTGCTTGTTTTCGATAGAATAACCAAGAGGAACTTTTCCGGATAAAACTTCCCCTTGGCGGTATTTATAATCAAACACATCCCGGATCCTGACGGAATCATTCTCCGCCTCCAGCTCTGCAAAGGTCATGGACTGAGCAACGAAAGCCCGGCCATGCGGTGTCGTAGTATCAAAATACGGCTGATCGACAGCGAGCCAGTCACAATGATTTGCTTCGAGAATAGCTTGCGTATTCAGGTAATGTCTCAGACTGCGGAACCAGCGGTCAAGTTTAGTAAATATAATCAGATCTATGCGTCCGAGTCGGACATCATCAAGAAGCTGCTCAAAGTCCCCACGATTGATTTTTCTTCCACTGATTCCATCATCAATATAAGTTCCCACCAGAACCATGTTCTCTTTAGAATCTATGTAATTTTTGCAGGTGGAGAGCTGTTCATCAATGCTGTCTCCCTTTTTCGCCTGCCGGTCCGTGGAAACACGTACATATATAGCAACGTTTGTTATACTCATAGTATCACTCCTTAAAAATGGGTATAAAAAATACACCTATGCAGGCGTATCAGTTCGTGCTATAATTCTAATTGTCTGGAAAAGAATTGTAGCATCAACTGATAGCTGCAGAGTTTTCACGAAGTCGTCCTGGTGCGCCAACACTGGGACGATTTTTATTTATCTATAACATTTCTTGCACGCATCATATCCGCGCGCTTTGGCTTCACTGATCGTCACTCTGTACGGATTATTCATCTTACTGCAGTCTTTACTGAGATGATATTTTTTTCCTGTATCGCAGATCCATACATAGGTTCCTAGAGGAGCCTTCTTTGCAATCACCTTGATTTTATAAGTCCATTTTACAGATTTATATTTGCCTGTAACAACAACAGAACCTTTTGACTTGGCAGTGATAACTCCCTTGGAGCTTACGGTAGCAATTTTGGGATTGCTACTTTTGTAAGTCATTTTAACCGGAGCTTTAATGGCTTTCTTTTGGTTCACAACCATAGTAATAGATTTGGTTTGATTTGCGACCTTTTTGGTTGCTGCCTGAACGGGAACTGTAAAGAGAGACAATATCACAACCATAGAAAGAATCAAAGACAATAATTTCTTTTTCTTGTTCATGTTCGTTCCGCTCCTAGATAATTATTTGTCGGACAGTAATTTAGCGATTCTGTCAAGCTGACGAATGATAATAAAATTCTGCTCAAGAACTGCACGCTGATAGTTCATAATATTTTTCTGAATATCACGATCGCTTCCGGCACCTAAAGAGATTCCAAGCTCTGTAAGACCGGTACCGCTTAATTCATTAAGAATACTTTTGACAGATTCAATATCATTAGGATTTTTTAAATTTTCCATTCCGAATTTACGGAGAGCTGCAAGATCCTTCTCTGCCTGTTTTGCTTCGGCTTCTGCTTGCCTACGGGCTTTCTTTTCTTCTTTGGTTTCGCCGCTATTATTAAAAAGACCCATCGTTTGTACCTCCTGCACTGGAAAGATTTACCGGTAGTATTATGATGAGTTTCCCTCTTATAATGTTTCCTGCACCCAGCTGTTACTTACTAACGGGAAGGTGTGGAAACAATGGTGAAAAGAAAATACATACATTACGGCAACTGCAAAATATACGCTTTGTATTATCACAGCAACAATACTATATATATTAATCTTGACTTTAATGGGGGAACTCAAATCATAATACTTAAATAGTTAGTTGCAGCTGGGTGTTTTATTATCCAGCATTTGTTTTTTCATCACCTGTAACAGGTGGGTGCATAATTTCTAATTCTTCTGGGCTGTCTGGAGCACCACCAGCACCCATAAGATTCTCTTTAAAGTGATTCAGGATCTGTCTCCGGATCGCTGGATCGATTTCAAAATAAGTCTTAATGATTTCCTTTTCAAGATCTGTCGCATTATGCTGCGCAGCAAATTCATCAAGACTGAATGTCTCTGACTCTACAAACATGGAGCCAACGCCATCTCTGAGCCATTTTTCATCAATATTAAATTCACGACAAATAGCTTTTATATTTGATTCTGTAAGATCATTAACGCCGGTTTCAACTTGACTGAGAGAACTCTTTTTCAGACCAATTTTGGCGCCGAACTTTTCAAGTGTGAGACCGAGAGTTTTACGTGCCATTCTAACACGTTCACCGCGAGTCATGTGTTCACCTCCTTTTTATTATAAAAATAGCATAGCACTGAAAAAACGGAATGTCAACGAAAAAAGTTTTTTAAACGAACAAAAATGGCTTGACAAAATTCTTTAAAACAACTATCATGTTTTTAGAACGAACAAAAGAAAGGGGATGAAAATAACGAAAAAAATAAAAAACTCCCGATTCTTTATGGAACCGGGAATTGCGGAAATTAGTGCCGGATATGCAAATAATGTGAAGTATTGCCAAGAGTTACGGATCTGTTTATCGGTCCACGATTGGAGTAAATTCGTAAATCAACCTTTTTTCCGGGAACTAATTGAATATCTCGACAGGATACAAATTCAAGGATTAAAGAAAGGGGATGTGAAATGCTGGAGAGACCCAGGAGAAGAGTTGGAGGAATAGACGAATTTATGATCCAACGAACAACAAGACAGATTTTAAAAGAAATGCAGGAATGCGGATGGACTCAGGGAGAGGCTGAGTTACTTCCGAAGTATTTAGAATCTGCGATAAAACAAAATAGCGAACGGATCAGAAAACTGAAACCATTCGCTATTTGCGAGATTACAGAAGAATCTCCTTGACTTCCGAAACGGTTCTGTCGTAGTTAGCGGCAATCATTTCAAGAGTCATTTCAGTGTCATTAGGGTGCAGTTCCTTATGAATACTGTAAAGCAGAGCAATATTATGAATTGCAATTTCTTTTTCACTCATGTAGTGGTCTCCTTTCTTTAGTTTTCAGTCTCTGGTACAGACTGATAGCTAAAGTATAGGAGAGAAGAAAGAAAAACACAAGCCGAAACGGTCAGCAATAACCGTCAGCCGGAGATTAACCACCCGGCTCTGATGATGGCAGGTTAAGGAAAGGAGGCGAAAACAATGGAATATAAAGAATGGGAAAAACAAAGAACTGCCGCATTGGAAGCACTCAGGGAATTTTTAAAAACATTACCTGAAAAGGGATTCACAATGCGACAGCTGGAGATGATCGGCCAAGAAGCTCCAAAAGAAGTTAGAAAAATCATGACCGACATTGAGGAACGATTAGTGCTCACTCAAGATCTGACAGACCTTCTGAAATAGAATTACGAATCTCTTTCAGAAGACTACGGTATTCTACAGCAAACTCAAAAGCATTTTTCTCGGTGATTTCTTTGCCGCGAAGCTGATAGTTATGTATAACCGCTTGGACTGCAAGATCATGGGTACGCTGTTCCACACTAATGTCTTTATACATATGATAACCTCCTATTCTGTAAAAACTCGGATGCTGCAACATCCTGTATCTACAGAATAGGAGCATGAGGCAAAATAATCAATCAGATTCGTTCGACAATCTGATTAAAAATTTATAAAGAAGAGGAGATGAAAGATATGTCACAGAAGAACATGGAAGTAATGTTGAACATGGAAGACAAAGCCGAAGCAGAAGAATTAACGACATTTTTGAAGTCTGTAAACATCACAAAGCAGACACTGATGGATACATTCCTGAAAGGCGTCAAGGTGGGTGCAAGCATGTCGGCTCAGAAAAAGCCGGCATAAGGGAGGGACGACCTTGATTGAAAGATGGAAAGATATTCCGGGATATGATGGCAAATACCAGGCGAGCACAGAGGGGGACATCCGGAGAACTTTAAAATCCGGACAGTTTCGCAGCATGACTCCCTATCACAAAAAAATGAAAGGGAGTCAGCACCTGGTTGTGAAGCTCACAAAAGACGGAAAAGCGAAAGAGGAGATAGTTCTCTCCCTGATTGCAAGGACGTTTTTAGGACCTGTTCCTGACGGTGCGGTTCCGTATCATAAGAACGGAATGCAGTCTGAGAATCACATAAACAATATAGCATACATACCCAGACAGGAACTTGGAAAGCTGACCGGTTACAGTTCCAGAAATAAAATAGTCGTGAAATTGGACAGCTGCGGACAGGATGTGGAATATTACAGATCTGCGAGAGAAGCAGCGAAAAAGAATTTTTTGAGTCGACAAGCTATCACTGATCGTTGTAACGGGAAAACAAAACGCGGACCGGCTCCGGATGGATACGAATATGCCTGGGATAACAGCGAAGCAAGCCGACGCAAAGCAATAAGACGCCTGGAGCTGGCTGGCGGATATACACCAATGCCGACAGCTCCTGCAGTAGAATTTGAGTTTTAGGAGGGGGAAGAAGATGGAAACGCAAGGAACATTCAATGCGGTAAGATTTTACGAAACCCTTGCCATGATCCTCTCAAAGAAGCATGGCGTTGAGATCACCGTAAAGGTAAAGGAAAAGCCAAAAGAAAAAGAGGAAACAGCTTGAACTATGACAACTACATAAGGAGACAAAAAAGAAATGGAACGAAAAATAATAATTTCATTGGTATCCGGGTACCTGGTTTCTATGCTGCCGATCTGGACGATCGACAGCAGAATGCAGGAAATCCTCCTGACATTTGCAGTATCTTTCTGCATCCTCTCCGGCTTGATCTGGATTGAGGAGAGGATACAGGACATGAAAAAAGCCCTCACGTCCGCCAACGTGAGAGCAAAAAGAAAAAACAACCTTTTCAAATAGTATAAAAAAAATACGGGGAAATGTCAAGGAGGAACGGGAATGATAAAAAAAGATTTTGATGGCTGGATTGAATTTGTGGAGAAAATCGTAAAAGCAGATAAGGAAGAGACTGCAAGACTCTGCTTAGAACGTACACAGTTATGGGTAGATAAATTGCAGAAAAATCTGGAGATTATGCCGAGCGGAGATATAGCGTTTGCCATAGTTGCATTACATATCATCACAGAAGGAATCGAAAAAGAAAACCCAGAGGCGACAGCTATATCAAAAAGATTGATTAATGGCATAGGTTTTGAAACTAAGTCAGGAACAATTCACGACATGACGGAAGCAGCCGCGAGAACATATTTTGAAGCAATGAAAAAAGATATTATGTAAACCAGAAGACGGCAACACCGGATCCTTGAAAAATCAATGAAAGTAAGTCGAAAAAGCAGGGGAACGAAAGCCCCTGTTGCTTACTTGCTAAGAGTATTAAAGATGGATTCAAAACAGGGGATACGATAATGAGTTACATGTGTAAAAGAATGAGGTTCCGGAATGCCATAGAGGTGTATGAATATCACACAGCAAAGTATGGAGCACCAGGACAGGAGAGGCAGAAGAAAAAGAAAGCCACTCCGGAACAGATGGCAAAGAGGAATCGCTACAACAGGGAGAGACTGGCAAGGTGGAAGCTCCGGAACAACTTCGACGTAGATGATTATTTTACAAGATTATCATACGAGAAGGACAAAAGACCGGAATCCATGGAAGAAGCAAAGGAAGACTGGAAAGCATTCCTGCAGATACTCAGAAGGGAATACAAAAAAAGAGGAGCAGAACTGAAATGGATGCGGAATATAGAAGTCGGCACAAGGGGAGCCTGGCACATTCACATCATTGTGAACAGAATCCCTGATACAGACGTTATTCTTGCGAAGGCATGGAAACATGGACAGATACAGAACCAGCTTTTGTATCAAAAAGGTGAGTTTGAGAAACTGGCCAACTACATAACGAAGACACCGGAGACGGACAAGAGGCTGAGAGAGGCAAACTATTCCGCATCACGCAACCTTCCAATTCCGGAGCCAGAGAAAAAAGTGTATAAACACTGGAAAACATGGGGAAAAGTCAGAGTGCCAAAGGGCTGGGAAGTGGGAAAAGACTCTCTGCATGAAGGAATAAATGATCTGACAGGATACCAGTACAGATCATACACTCTGATCAGAACGGTTCGATTGCCGAAACAGGAGAAGAAAGCAAAGAAAAAGAGGGAAAGGGCATGAAGGTAAACATATATCTGGAGACAGATAAACAGTCCCAGGAATGTATGCAGCGTAAATACGGGTATGTGATCGAAACGATATACAAAGGCACACCGATAACCAGAGAGGGATTCGGAAACATTGAGGGAACATATCACAAGACGAACCTGCAAGCCTTTATAAAAGCCCTGGGACATTTTCGCAAAGAATGTGAAGTATGTGTATATACAAGAGACGCATTTGTTGCAACGCGGATCCTGAAAACTGACGACATGATGGCAGCAGGATTCAAGGACACAAAAGGAAAACCGATAAAGAACGCCCAGGAGTGGGAGGCAGCCTGCAAGAAGTTGCAGGAGTGCAAGATCACAATATCCTCGCAGACTGGGAAACATACATATTCAGCATGGCTACAGGAGGAAATGAAGAAACGTGAAGCCGGAGGAAATATGGGGGAAGGGATGGAGCCTGAGACCGGAACAGAACCTGGCAGAAATGGAGTATCTGGGTGAGATCATTAAATCCGGATACAGATTCACATACTACAAAGACCGGAAAGGAGGGATTTACTTTGAAAGCGAACCAGAAGGAGGAAAACCTGAATGGATGCGCCGCGCCGACGAAGACCGAAAGCGAAGGAATAGACACAGACATTGAAGCCCTGGAGACTTACATCTGCGACAATATCTGTCAGTATAGAGAAAAGACAACAAGCCAGGAAGCACTTGAGTATTATTTCTGCAGTTCGTGCGAAATGAGTAAGCACATAAGCAAAATAAAAGCAGAATATGACAAAATCAATTCTTTTGACCACAGTGAAGCATGGAAACTTATGCAGAAGTACAGAAAAATTACGCTCTGCAAAGAATGCGTGCAAAGACAACATCTGAAATCAGGAAGAAGCATATGCAGAATTTATGGCACTCTGGGAGGATTCCTGGAAGAAGACGAAGGATGTAGCCGGGGCGAAGAATGGGAATAACAAAGAAAAGGGGAAACGATTATGAGAACAATCGCAGTAATAAATTTAAAAGGCGGAGTGGCTAAGACGATCACATCAAACAGCATTGCGTACATCCTTGCAAACCAGGGATACAGAGTGCTCCTGCTTGACAACGATAAGCAGGGGGACGCATCGAGAGGATTGAACCGACGCACCCAGGACGGAGAGGGCATTGACAGAATCATGACGACGCGGCATCCGGAAGACTGGATGCACAAGCTCATCAAAAAAACAGATTTTGAGAATCTGGACGTGCTCCCGGCAAACATGCGTCTGCTTACAGCAAATCAGACGGTCATGCTGGATCAGACACGCCCGCAGCAGTATCGTATCAAGAACGCACTCGAATGTGTCAAGGATCTGTATGATTTCTGCATCATTGACAACGCACCGGATATTAATATCTCCACGATCAATGCGCTGACAGCGTGCAATGATGTATTGATTCCTGTCGAAATCGACGACAACACCGGAGAGGGACTACCGGAGCTTGTCAATCAGATCCGGCATACGCGAGAGGACCTGAACGAAGATCTTGAGAATTATTGGATCTTTATCACGAAATACGACAGAAGAAACGAAGCGCAGCGACAAGGGCTGGAGCTGATCCAGGCAGCAGAATACCCGATGTTAAAAACACGTATCAGATATTCCAGAAAAGTATCAGAGTGTACATACGCGAGAATCCCGATTCCGAAGTACTCACCGAGATCTTTAGCTGCAAAGGACTATGAGGACCTTGTAACAGAGTATATTGCAGAGCTGAACATATCAGGAGGTGAGGAGTAATGGCTTTTAACCTTGCCGATATGGTTGCGAAACGTCCGAAACAGATACAGGAAGAAAACTCAAGTGATACGGTGTACAGAGACGTGTTCAAACTAATCCCATCGAAAGCGAATTTTTACGGGGTCAAGCCGGAGAAACTGCAGGGATTGAAAAACTCTATACTGCTGTTCGGAGTGATGCAGGATGTCCTGATCGAAGAGAGGGACGGAGAGGATTACATAATTTCCGGACACTGCCGGACAATGTGCTGCAGGATGCTGGTAGAGGAGGGGCATGAAGAGTTTCGAAAGATAAACTGCAAATATACAAAAGTAAAAGATAATGCACGTAAGAATTTGATTGAGGAAAACTGCATTAACGGTTCGGCAACAAGGGAAAATGACGACGCAATATCAAAGTTGCTTGAACGCCTGTCTGTTATCCAGGCGAACCGGTTTAGAGATAAATCAGACTGGGAGAAGATGCGAGAAGCTCTGGATACCGAGGAGATCATAAAAGAGCTGAAAAACCTTGCTGGACTGAAAGGCAAAACAAGAGACATCGTGAGAGAAACAATCGGAGTATCCGGAACACAGATGGAAAGATACCACGCAGTCCAGAAAAGGCTCAGCGCCGAATGGATGGCGGAGTTTGAGGCGGAGAAAATCAACATCACCGTGGCCCGTGAGCTTGCGGATCTGGATGAAAAATATCAGAAGCAGGCTATGGAGCACTACATGGAACACGACATCATAACGCAAGCAGAGGTAAGAGCTTTCAAGAAGCTCCAGGAAGACAACAGAGACATTCCGGGACAGTTCACGCTTGCGCAGGCAACCGGGCGGCAGAGACCGCCAGAGAATGAGACACCGGTACAACCAGAATTGCAGATAGAGCGACTGTTTGAAGCATTGAACAAAGGCGAGAGAGAAAGAGTCGTCAAATGCGATACAAGAATGGCTGCATACTTAATCAGCATCAGATACAGAGACGTCAGGATCAGAAATGGACATTTTAATTATCAGACAGGGAAAGAGGGAATCATTTTCAATCCGGACGATACAATGCAGCATACGCTCACATGGAATGAGCTGGCGGAAGAACTGGTGAAAAGATACGGAAAGAAACAGAAGCCGGTCCGCATAGTATCCGTAGACGCTCCGGAGAAGCCGCAGAGCACACTTACAGAGTCGGAGGCAGTCAAAGCGTTTTGTGAAGCTTACCCAGAGAAATTAAAAACAATCATGAGGATATGCCGAAGATGCGAAAATAATGGAGAAGCTGCTAAAGCCGTACAACTGGAATTTGCACCAGGTGGATTTAGCGCGGTAGGCGGGGGCAAAGTAAATTATAGCTTTATGTCATTCTCTGCAGGACTTGAAATTGAAGTGAACAATGAAAAAGTATCCATGAAATACGGACGATTGATCGTAGAAGCAAAGAACCTCTATGATCCATTATCCCCGGAATTTGATGCGGAGTCAAAGAAACCCGAAACAAAAGAGGATGAAGGACCGGCAAAATGTATCACAGGTCAATCCGGATCTGGATTGTGTGGAGCAGCTGCTTATTGTGACGAAAAATATACCTGTTGTTCTCAGTGCCCGGATGATTGCAACAGTCGTTGCGGGTGGATTCAGGAAAAGAGCTGCCAGTCGGCAGCAGAAACACCGGACGAAAAGCAGCAGGAAGACCATTCCGATGACCTTACCGAGATGGTAAAACATCTGAGAAATACAGATAAAATCCCCGATGCGTGGCCGGAAGATTTAAAAGACATCCCGGTACCTACAGATGTAGAAATCATCGGATATCTGTACGATGAAGAAAGAAGACTTAAAGAATTTTTTGAAGCAGAAAAAGAAGATCCTGGATTACCGCACATGACAATTCTGAAACAGCAGCTGATTGTTGGAGGATTGAGAATCATTAAAAATCTTGTAGAAGATTGCCGGGAAGAACCGGAAGAATCAGAACAGCCGCCTCTTCCGATCATGAAAAACAATGACCAGCGCAAGGAGTGGCTGAGAAACTACAAAGCCTGGGGACTCTGGTACACCGATAATCACACCGACGTGAAATATTATAAATACGATTTCCAGAACGGAGCACGACTGATCGTGGAAGAATATGCACCGAATCCAGGAGAACAAAAAAGCTGGTGGGTGTCAAGAATGACAGAGACATATTACATGCACCTAGTAGGCGGACCTGAACCGGATCGAGTTGGCGGAGTGCCAAAATGGACATATCATGCACGCTATGATAAATTTCCAAACTCAGAAACCGAATTGTGTGAGTTCTTAAAAGGTTTACAGAAGTAGCGGGAGGAATAAAAGATGCAGGAAAAGGCGCTTGTTGCTCACTTAGAGTTACATAAAAAAGTAGTAAAAAACGCCTGGATACTCAGTTACGAGGGCCGCAAGGTCCTTGTGATTGAATTTCAGGAGACTGTCACAGAAGATGAAAGCATTGCGTATATCTTCGCCCTGGCTAAAAGCCTGGTATCAGGAAAAGGCAGCGAAACACTCAGCCCGGAGCTGATGAAGATGGTAAAAGGAACCTATGTCCGGATTCTGGACGAAGAAATGAAGAAACTTATTGATAACGGAATCGAAATGCAGGAATAAAGAATGATGTTCAAAGGAGACAGGAGACATGGACGGTACGGCAACAATTAGCTTAGACACACTGGACGAACTGAGAGAAAAGGCAGAAGAGGCACGATTGGCAACGAACCGGAGCAAGAAGTTCACAAGCAAGCTGATGGACTGCTATGAGTTCGATACAGAGAAATACAACAAAGCACTGGAAGAGATTGACAACAAAGAAGGCCTGACAGACAAGCAGTGTTCAAAACTGATTAGAGAAGCGATGGTGAAACATCTGAAAATTGTAGTGGATCCGGAGATACTGAAAGAACTGATCCAGGAATACATTGACGAGGAAATATCCGACGAGCATATGGACATTGCGCGAGCAACCCTGAAAGAATTGAAACAGATTCAGGTAGTGCTGAAAGAAAAGTGAGGTGGAGGAAGAAAATGGAGAAGACATGTAAAACCTGTATGGAAAATGATTGTGGTCTTTGCGATCGCACCGGCCGCCTGGTAGAGGACGACGATCAGTGCGAAAAATGGACGGGTAAACAGACAGACTGGAGAACTAGAATGATGCAAACGTTCCTTGCCGGACATTAAGGAGGGCGAAATGGTCAAAAAACTGTATGAGGTAAGAAACAGATCCGGTGACCTGATATTAGAGAATGCGACAAGCGGAGAAATTAGAGAAGAACTGCATTGCACAACGGCGCAGGTCAACAACGCCAGAACCTCCGGAGATCACATTTTCGGAGAATACAAAGTAGAGGAGATTGACAGGAAATTAAGCAGAAAGACGGATTTTGACCTGCTGAGAGAATTTGAGTCCGTCTGCGATCAGTTGTTAGGCAGCAGGAAAGGAAAGAAATGAATAAGAGACAGAAAAAGAAACTATACAAGCAGAAAATCGGCAAAAATCCGCCGAAGAAAATGAAGTATTCCGGGAAAAGCTATCACCGGGCAATAAACAAGCCGTGGGGAGGAAAGAAAACGACAGTAAACTACTCCTGGGACTGCGAGAAGCTGAAAGAAATTGTAACACAATTCACAAAAGCATGGGCCGGTAACAGGGTAACGATAAAAAAGGCAGCGGATGCACTGATAAAACTGTTTGCAGGCATAGGAATCGACATTTCCGAAGTTCCGGAAAGTTCATACGCAGTAAATACGAGAAATGTGGTAAATACAACAAAAACATTGACAGCACACCGCAGAAAAAGAGGTGAATGGAATTGAACTATGCAACAGCAGAGGCGGAGGACAACAGAGAGAAGATCCTGAAATTCATTGTTAAATACATAAAGCGGCACTGTTATCCACCGACTACTTATGAGATTGCGGCAGATACAGGACTGTCAAAAGCAACAGTTAGACGACATATAGCAATGTTGCTGGAGGATCGCATCCTTGAGACAGAACATCCGGGAGATTCAAGAGCGTATCGCATCAAAGATACAAAAATAGTAATGGTAAAGGAGAAAAAGACAAATGGAAATGATAATTCAAAATGAAACCGGTAATTTTACGTTGCATGTACGGATCTCAGACTCGAAAGAATATGATTTCCTCAAGGATGTGACAGAACTGGCACGAAAGTATGATTTCGAAAATGATGATTTTGAGATTGGAGATCCGGAAAAGGAAACAGATCAGGTACCGGAGACAACGATTAGCGAAGCTGCAGAAGAATACAAAGGATTTTTACATATTCGTTGCGAAGAATGTGGAGAGACAATCTCGTACAACGCAAAAGAGCCAGAGACACAGCACAAATGTAAGAAATGCGGACACGTAACACAGCTTAGAGCTTTAAAACCAATGTATGCAGAGTGCAAAGCCTGCGGAAGTTCATGGAAGTACATGACAAACAGAAACACTGCAGAACTGACGAAGGAATGCTTACAGTGTGGAAATTTGATCGACATGGAAATGAACTCACGCCGCACAGCGTATGTAACAAAAACGAAACGGGGGGGGGACAAGACCTCAAGGAAGTAGATTCAAAAGGAGAAAATGATGAATAAAGTAATTTTGATGGGACGTTTAACCAGAGATCCGGAAGTGCGCTACGCTTCCGGAGATAACCTGGCAATTGCCAGATATACACTTGCAGTAGACCGGAGATTCCATCGTGACGGAGAAGCAACCGCAGACTTTATCAATTGCGTGACTTTTGGCCGTGCTGCAGAGTTTGCAGAGAAATATCTGCGACAGGGAACTAAAATCGCTGTTTCTGGACGCATTCAGACCGGCAGTTACACGAACCGAGATGGACATAAGGTCTACACAACAGAGATTGTAGTTGAGGAACAGGAATTTGCAGAGGGAAAGAACGCCGGATCCGGCAGCAGTCGCCCACAGCCAGCTCCTGAAACAGATCCAGACGGTTTTATGAATATTCCGGAGGGAATAGAGGAAGAAATGCCGTTTTGATGAAAAGGAGAAAAACATGACGAGATTAACTAAAAGAAATGGTAGAAATATCACATATAACGAAAAACGAGAATTTATATGTTCACATTACTGCAATAACTGCTCACGTGGAACTGGTGATTGTGAAATTTTGAAAACCATGATTGAAAAACTTGCTGATTACGAAGACGCGGAGGAAATGAAAGAAAATGGATGCTAAAGAGGCAAAAGTGATTGCAAACCAGAAGAGACAGACAAGCTGGCTGAAAGATTATCATACAAATTATAAGGAAAAGCTGGAGGAACACAGAAATGCAGTCATTTCCGAAACAGAAAAAGAAAAAACGAGCTAAGAAGAAAGAGCCAGAGAGACCGAGTATCATGCACAGCAGAGAAAGCGGCACTTGTTATCTCTGCATGAAGCTGCACAATGACTACAGACGACATCCGGCGCTCCAGGAGCATCACATTTTTGGAGGGTGTCCGAATCGGACACATTCAGGACACTATGGACTGAAAGTATATCTCTGCAATGTGCATCACTTGGCAGGGACAGGGCCGGAGGCAGTACATTCAAACCAAAAGGTCATGAATATGCTGCATGAAGAGGGACAGAGAGCTTTTGAGGACCGGTTCGGCAGCAGGGAAGAGTTTATGAAGATATTCGGAAAAAATTTTATCATGGAGGATCACAAACATGATGGACATTAACGACGTTAAGAAATTAATTGACAATGTGGCACAGAAGCCATTCCTATGCAGTAATACAGAGATTACGACAGACAACGGCTATGTGATTACCACAAAAGAGCATTATGAGAAATTGCGAAAACACCGTTTGTGTCAAGCGAGAGGAAGAAAAGCTATATTTCACCGATGGACAGAACTTGCAACAGTTGTTGAACCGTCGCCACTGGTAGGTGGACATCCAGGAGGACAAACAAATATTACACTTGCAATTGTGGAATATAAAAACGGAAAAGTAGAACAGGTATATCCAGGAGAAATAAAATTCATGGACACACAGGAATACTGGCCAGATCAAGAAAAATAATTAGTTTTAAGGAGGGCAGATATGCCAAACGTGAGACCGCTGAACAGAAAGAAATATAATATATCAAAGAGAGCTTTTCAGACCGCATACAACTATTGCTTACAGTATACAGAGTGGAAAGAGGAGCTGGCCGTAAAGAGAGACACAAAGAAAGATGATGCAGACATAGGAAACTATGTTTACGGGAAAATTGAAGCGAAAAGCAGAAAAACTGACCCGTTTATGGCACTTGTCGCGTCAATGACAATAGAGGACATGATCCCATACGCACAAACGGCAGCAGTGCCTGATATTGGAGTAATGACTTACTGAAAGGGGGTGAGAAAGGTTGGGATTTTCATTCAGGAATCTGATACGGGGGAAGCCAGAACCAGAGCAGTCAGAACCAGAGCAGTCAGTTGAAAATGTGTCTCGAATTGAGATTGCAGACAATCCGATTGAGAGCATAATGACAGAAATTTATCTGAGGGAATTGGCTTTTCAGAGAGCAATTCAGATTCTTGCAAAAATGTTAGGGAAATGCGAGATTCGTACATTCCTGAATGGTGACGAAATATTCCGGGATGAATATTATACCTGGAACTACGAACCAAACAGAAACCAGAATAAACAGCAGTTTTTTGATAAGTTAATCGAAAAGATGTTCAGAAACGGAGAGGCGTTGGTTGTTGCTGGAATAGATGGACAGCTCTATGTAGCAGATTCATTTTGCACAACCAGAAGCGCACTGTACGGGAACACATACAGCCAGGTACAGATTGATGATTACACTTTTCAGAGGTCGTTTAGATCCACAGATGTTCTGTATCTAAAACCGAACTGGAAAAATGTAAATACGATACTACAGGGGCTATATGGTTCCTATGCGAAGCTGATCCAGTACGGAGCAAAGACCTTTATGCAGTCACATGGCTCAAAAGGAACTCTGGACATATCAGCCGTAGCCCAGAACAGCAAAAACTTTGATGATACTCTCAAAAAGTTGCTGAATGATTATTTTAAGACATTCTTTGAAAGCGAAAATGCAGTTTTGCCCTTATTCGAAGGATATACTTTCACAGAAACGAACAGGTCAAAGAACTACAATGAAACAACAACAAGAGACATAAAAGCACTATATGATGATGTATTCGACTTTACAGCGAGGGCAATAGGAATCCCTCCGTCAATCCTGAAAGGGGACGTGCAGGACAACAGCAAGGCAATAGACGAACTGCTGACTGTTGCACTGGATCCATTAGCCGGATCCTTAGAGAGCGAAATCAACCGTAAAAAATACGGGAAAGCCGTATTGAAGGGCAGCCGCTGCATGGTAGACACGTCACACGTTAAGCATGTTGACATATTCAGCAATGCGACGCAGATTGACAAGCTGGTGCAGTCTGGAACGCATACGATTAACATGATTTTGCGTGCAATGGGGCAGCCGCAAATCAATGAAGAATGGGCGAACCAGCATTTTATCACAAAGAATTACAGCACAGTACAGGATTTATTGAACAGCCTGGAAGGAGGTGGAGAAAATGGCGGGAATGGAAAAAACACAGAATAAAACAAATTACTGTTTTAAGCAGGCAGCAGATCCGGCGGTACATTTGCTATACATCTATGATGATGTATCGGCGTATGGAGAATTTGACTGGAAAACATGGTCATATACCGAAAGCGAGACTTCTGCAAAGTATTTCCGCGATCAGCTTGCGGCAATCCCGGAAGACCATACGATTGAATTACATATCAATTCAAATGGCGGATCTGTAAAAGAGGGAGTAACTATCTACAACCTTTTGAAGCAGTCCGGAAGCCATGTAAAAGGAATCGTTGATGGAGTGGCGTATTCCGTAGCTTTTGTGATTTTACAGGCATGTGACGAAAGAATCATGGGCGTAGGAACAACAGCACTGATCCACGAACCATGGGTAACTGCATCCGGAAATGCAAGAGAGCTGAGAAAGACAGCGGATGATCTTGACGTACTTACGGCAAGCAATCGGAAAATCTTCCTTGAGCGTTCAAATCTGGAAGAACAGCAGCTTGCAGACATGATGGAAGCAGAAACCTTCCTGACTCCGGATGATTGTCTGGAATATGGCCTGATCGACAAGGTAGAGGATTACGGACACGCGCCAGAGGGAGACATGACAAAAGAAGGAATGCAGAAACGTCTCCAGGAAGTTATGCAGCATATGAAAGATACGAAGTCTTTCAGAGAACAGCTGGAGCTTATGCAGAAAGGACAGAAACCCGAACCGGGAAAGAAACCGGAAGAACCAGAGAAACACACACTGCAGGGATTTCTGCAGGGATTCAAAAAGGAGAGTAAAATGAAAAATAAAGATTTTGCCGCAAAGAGAACGGAAATCCTCAACAGAATGAATGCTGCTGTTGCGGAGAATGATTCAGAAGCGTTTTCAAAAGCATATTTGGAATTATGTCAGGATATCGAGGAGAACGTGCTTGAACAGGCGAAAGAGCTTGTAAATCAGAGTGATATGAATGTACTTGCACAGAGAGGAGTGCGTCAGCTCACAAGCGCAGAAAAAGAATATTACGAAAAAGTAATTGACGCAATGAAATCTTCGGATCCAAAGCAGGCCCTCAACAATATCGAGACTGTTTTCCCGGAGACAATTATTGATTCTGTATTTGAAGAACTGACAACAAATCATCAGCTGCTGTCAAAATTAAATGCAACAACTGTAACTGGCCTTACAAGAATGATGTTGAACACAAACGGAGAGCAGAAAGCAGCATGGGGCAAACTCAGCAGTAAGATCATTGAAGAACTGACATCCGGATTCAAAGAAGTAGACGTAACTCAGGATAAACTGAGCGCATTCCTGCCAGTTTCAAAAGCTATGCTTGACTTAGGCCCTGCATGGTTAGATAACTATGTGCGACAGGTGCTCACAGAAGCTCTTGCGAATGGACTTGAGTACGGAATCGTAAATGGTACCGGAAAAGACATGCCAATCGGAATGGCGCGCCAGGTAGGAGACGGAGTGAACGTTGTGTCCGGAGAATATCCGGAAAAAGAGACTATCAAAATGACAGCTCTTGATATGATCCAGCTTGGAAATGTAACATCTATCATGGCAAGAAACAGCAAAGGCCAGGCAAGAACAGTAGATAACCTGATTATGATCGTAAATCCGGTAGATTACTGGAAAAGAATCCTTCCGGCAACACGCGCAATGTCTCCGGACGGCGTATATGTTTCAACACTTCCGATTCCTCTGGAAATCATCCAGTCGGCAGCAGTTACAGAAGGAACTGCAGTATACGGAATGGCCGGAAAGTACTTCCTTGGCGTAGGAATGTCCAAAAACGGAAAGATTGAGTATTCAGATGAATACAGATTCCTGGAAGATGAAAGAGTATACCTTATCAAGTTATACGCTCACGGATTCGCACTGGACAACAATGCTTTTGTCGTTCTGGATATTACAGATCTGCATCCGGTTCGCTTTGAGGTTGTAAGCAAACAGGAGGAGCACGTAGATAATGCACTGCTGTCTGACCTGAGAATCGGAGGATTAACTCTCTCACCGAAATTTGATAGCGACACAGACGCATACACAGCAAAAACAACAACTGCAACAAATACAATCACAGCGTTCCCGAAATCTGGAACAGCAGCGATTGAAATTACTGCGGGATCCAGCAAAGTAACAAACGGTGGAAAGATCACATGGACCGCCGGAGCAAATACCGTAACTGTTAAAGTCACAGACGGAGAGCAGACAAAGACTTATACCGTAACTGTAACCAAGGAGTGATAAAATGAGTGCTATGTCAGAAAATGATTTATCAAAACTTCTGGAGGATGTCAGAAACTATCTGGACATCACCTGGGACGATCCGAAAGGAGACGAAAAGCTCCTTGGAATGATAAAAAGGGGCATGGCATCATTAGCCGGAAAAATAGGGGAGTGCGATTTCCTGGGAGATACCCAGGAAAGAACACTCCTTTTTCAGCTTGTAATGTATGAGTATTCCGGAGAGCTGCAGCAGTTTTGGGAAAACTATAAAAGCGAGGTCGTTAGCCTGCAGATAGCAAAGAAGGTGGAAGAATATGCCAAGAGCCAGACGTAAACAGTTTGAAACGTTTACAGACGGAATGCTGAGCATCTGCAAAACAGAAGGAAGGGCGATTGTAGACACCAAGCTCAAAGACATTCGCTTCGGAAATCGCACAATTGGAGAGAGACGCTATTTTGATGCACAGACAGCAGGAAACAAGATAACAAAACTATTGAGCATTCCGGCAGCAACATTGAATGCAGACAGCATAGAGTCTCTTGACATTGTGATCCTGAATACTCAAAAAAAATCAAATGACCCAGCTCAATACAAAATAGTGCAGATTCAGGAAAAATTTGACGCTACACCACCTGCGATATACCTGTCACTGGAAAAAATCGTACAGTTATATAAAGACAGGAGGGGCGACAATGGCGGATAGTATCAGAATTGATGATCTGGCAGCAGAAATAAATCGCCTTGTTGAAGACTATGGAAAACAATGCGCTGAGACAACGAAGGAATGCGTAAATAATGTTGCAAAAAAGACAGTATCGAAGCTGAAACAGACATCCCCAGTAAATACCGGAAAGTATAAAAAAGGATGGAAGAAAACTGTTGTGAAAGAAAATTCTACAAGTTTAGTTATTGCGATCCACGATACAAAATACTCCCTGGTGCATTTGCTTGAAAAAGGGCATCAGAAAAGAGGAGGCGGAAGGGTGGCCGCAATCAAACATGTAGAACCAGCAGAACAGGCAGCAATAGCAGAGCTGGAAAAGGAGATCATGTCAAGGCTATGATGTCAGCTGAAAATATCAAAGAAATGTTGAATGAAATCGGCTTGCCGTATGAATACGATCATTTTTCGACTCATAACTGGATAGAGCCGCCTTTCATTGTGTGGAGGATCCCGGAAAGCGATAATTTTCACGCAGACGGAATTACATATGCGAAAATCGACGTTCTGAATATCGAATTGTATTCAGACGAAAAGGACTGGAACAATGAAAAGAAGATAGAGGACATCCTGGATAAGTATGGAATCACATACGATAAGACAGGAGAATATCTTGACTCAGAAAAAATGTACGAAGTTTTATACGAAATGGAGGTATAAAGATGGGTAAAAAAGATAACAAAGTTAAGTACAATCTTAAAAACGCACATTACGCATTACAGAACGAAGGAGAAGATGGGACAATTACTTTCGGAGTCCCGAAAGCAATTCCGGGATCTGTATCATTATCGCTTGACGCAAATGGAGATATTTCACTGTTCTATGCAGACGGAATCCAGTATTATGTGTCAGCTGCAAACAACGGATATGAAGGAGATGCAGAATTTGCGTTAATCCCGGATTCTTTCAGACAGGATGTCCTGAAAGAAAAGAAGGACGAAAAAGGCGTACTGCATGAAATTAGTGATTCTACGGATACACAGAAATTTGCATTTCTGTTTGAATTTGACGGAGATCAGAAAGGAATCAGGCGAGTTCTCTATAACTGCACAGCTACCAGACCGTCAATCGAATCCCAGACAAAAGAAGATAGTATTGAACCTGGTACGGAAACAATTACGATCAGCAATGCTCCGCTTCCAAACGGACGTGTAAAAGCTCAGACCACAGTAGATACAGACGACACTGTATACAGCGGATGGTATAAGACAGTGTATTATCCGGAAACAGTCACCGAAGCAGCACAGGCTGTTAACGCAGATTAAAAAGTTGTGGGAGAATAAAAATGCTGACAAAAACAATTAAAATTGATGATAAAGAGGTGCTTTTTGCCGCTTCTGCTGCAATTCCAAGGATCTACCGGATTCAGTTCCGGAGAGATATTTTTCAGGACATGGCAAAAATTGAAAAGTCCGTAAAAAAATCACAGGATAAGCAGAATGAAAAGAAGGTGTCCGAGTCGGACATTCCTATCGAGGACTTGGAGATGTTCGAAAACGTCGCATTCGTAATGGCAAAACACGCAGCACAGAAAAAGGGACAGGATTTTCCAGAAGATGTATATGACTGGTTAGATCAGTTTGATACATTTTCAATTTATACAATTTTCCCGGAGATTGTAAAACTCTGGAACCTGAACCAGCAGACACAGGCAGAAGCAAAAAAAAACTTCGACCAAGTAGCCGGGAAATGACGACACCTCTATTCCTTCTCAGGTGCGCACAAGTTGGAATAAGTATCCAGGATTTAGACCTTCTGACAGTAGGTCTTGTCCTGGATATTTTTACGGAAAAAAATAATGACGACTATAAATGGCCGAAAATGGCAACTCAGGAGGATATGGATAAATTCTAAACGGAGGTGATAATTTTTGTCCAAAGGCCGCGACATAAGGGGACTTACGATTGAAATTGGCGGCGATACCACAGGACTACAAAATTCACTTAAAAATGTAAATTCACAGATAAAGACCACGCAGGCACAGCTGAAAGATATAAACAATCTGCTGAAACTGGATCCTACGAATACGGAACTGTTACAGCAGAAACAGAAAGCGCTTGCTGACGAAATCGAAAGCACGAAAGAAAAGCTGGAAACCTTAAAGACTGCAGAGCAGCAGGCACAGCAGCAGTTTGCAGAGGGAAAAATCTCCCAGGAACAGTATGACGCTCTGAAAAGAGAGATTATTGCAACAGAGGAAAGTCTGAAATCCCTGGAGACTGAGGCAAAAAATGCGCCTACTCAGATGCAGCAGTCTATTGATGGTCTGAATACAAAAATAAATACTACACAGACAGAACTCAAAGAAATTGATAAGTTGCTGAAACTGGATCCTACGAATACGGAACTATTACAGCAGAAACAGAGAGCACTGTCTGATGAAATCGGAAACACAAAAGAAAAGCTGGAACTTCTGAAAAACGAAGAAGGGGAAGTACAGCAGAAATTTCAGGAGGGGAAAGTATCTCAGGAACAATATGACGCTCTGAAAAGGACGATCATAGAAACCGAGGAGAGCTTAAAATCTCTTGAGAATGAAGTTGGCTCAGGATCCGCAAAACTGGCCGAAATTTCTGAAACATCCGGGAAAATAGGGGAGTCGTTGACATCTGCCGGAGAAAAAATGCTTCCTGTGACGGCGGCAGTGACAGGTCTTGGAACAGCAGCAGTAAAGACGGCGGCAGATTTTGACAGTTCCATGTCAAACGTGGCCGCAATATCCGGATCATCTGCGGAAGACATGGACAAGTTGCGAGAACGCGCAAGGGAGATGGGAGCACAGACAAAATTCTCTGCAAAAGAAGCCGGAGATGCCATGAGTTACATGGCAATGGCTGGTTGGAAAACAAATGATATGCTGACAAGCATTGAAGGCGTTATGAATTTAGCAGCGGCCTCTGGAGAAGACCTTGCAACTACGTCAGATATTGTAACAGACGCTATGACAGCGTTTGGACTGGCGGCAGATGAAACGACAAACGGAATAGCAAATGCGACACATTTTGCGGATGTACTTGCACAGGCATCATCCAGTGCAAATACAAATGTAAGCATGATGGGCGAAACATTTAAGTATGTTGCACCAGTCGCAGGCGCATTGGGGTATAACGTAGAAGATACAGCCGTAGCAATTGGACTTATGGCAAACAGCGGAATCAAAGCGTCGTCAGCCGGAACACAGTTGAGATCATCTCTGACAAACATGATAAAACCGTCAAAAGATGTCGGAGACGCAATGGAAAAGTGGGGCTTTTACGCAACAGAAGCCGCAACCGCCGTAGATCAGGTGAAAGTTGATAAGCAAATGCTTAGAGTGCAGAAAGCATCTCTTGCTGCAGATAAAGCCCAGCAGTCTTACAACGACGCAGTATCAAAATACGGAGCCGAGTCAACAGAAGCCTCAAATGCTGCCGCAACGTTAGAAATAAAGCAGACAGAGCTTGCAAGCGCAAACGAAACCCTGACACAGTTACAGGAAGGAACCACGCAAAATGTAAGATTGTACAATAAGGCTTTACAAAACGAAGATGGCAGCATGAAATCCCTTAAAGAGACAATGGATTTCTTGAGAGAAGCAATGGGAAATATGTCAGAAGCAGAGCAGACCCAGGCAGCAACAGCTATTTTCGGGAAAGAAGCCATGTCCGGAATGTTGGCAATCATCAACGCATCAGATGCAGATTACGAAAAGCTAATCAAGAACATTGATAATTGCGACGGAGCCGCGGAGAATATGGCTGAAACCATGCAGGATAATCTTTCTGGACAGCTTACAACTTTGCAGAGTGCCTTGCAGGAGTTGGCAATAGCCTTCGGAGAAATCCTGATGCCATATATCAGAAAAGCGGCAGAGGTTATTCAAGGGTTTGTTGAAAAGCTCAATGGAATGAGCGAAGGACAGAAGAAAGTAGTTGCCACAATTGCACTGATAGTCGCCGCGATTGGTCCGTTGCTGATAATGGTTGGAAAAGTTGCAACCGGAATATCTGCAATTACAGGACTGTTTTCTAAGATGAAAACTTTAACAACAATAACGAGTATTATTGGAAAGCTAAAAGGTGCTTTTACCGCACTGTTTGGAGTAATAGCCGCAAACCCGGTTATTGCTGTCATAGCCGCGATTGTGGCAGCTCTGGTATTGCTGTACACAAAATGCGAATGGTTCCGGGATGTAGTAAATGCAGTTGTACAAAAAATTGTGTCATTTTTTACAGAGACAATACCGCAGGCATGGAGCACACTGATGGACTTCCTTTCAGGAGTTCCGGAATGGTGGTCTGGAATCTGGCAGCAGGTATCAGACTTTTTCATGCAGATATGGAATGGAATTGTAAACTTTTTACCGTAACAATACCGCAGGCATGGAACAGCGTTGTTACATTTTTTGCAGGTGTTCCGGCGTGGTGGTCCGGTATCTGGCAGCAGGTATCAGATTTCTTTGCAAATATCTGGACGACAATGATGCAGAATCCGGTTATATCCGGAATTGTGACAACGATCACAACGCTATGGCAGAATGCAGTTAATACACTGCAGAACATCTGGCAGGGACTTGTGACGATTGCACAGGGCGCATGGGAGTTGTTGAAAAATACAATTCTTGCACCGGTGATCTTACTGATCGACCTGGTAACAGGTAACTTTGATAAGCTCAAAACAGACGCATCAAATATCTGGACAAATATCAAAGACGCAGCGCAAACAATATGGACCGGAATTAAGCAGGTTGTGTCCGCCCTGGCGAAAGGACTTGTTACCGCAGTCACAACATTATTTACAGGATTCCGGGACACAGTATCAAAAATATGGGATTCTGCTTCTCAGGCAGCATCAAAAGCATGGACAGCAATCAAAGGATTCGTTGTTAATAATGCGAAAAAACTGAAAGAAAGTGCAACAGAAGCAATCCAAAATTTAAAGGACAGAGCCTCAGAATACTGGGATAACATCAGAGAGAGAACGTCCGAAACGTGGCAGAACGTAAAGGAAACAGTTATACAATATGCCGGAAACATGAAAGACAGAGCTGTTGATACATTTAACAGCGTTGTGTCTGGAATATCTGGAGCACTGTCAGGCGTATACTCTGCTGTTGTAAATGGATTTTCCAGCGCAATCAGTTATATTACGGGATTACCAGGGCAGGCGGTTCGCTGGGGACAGGATTTCGTGAATGGTATTGCAAACGGAATAAGGAGTTGTATAGGTAACGTAACGAATGCGGTGTCAAGCGTAGCGAATACAATCAGATCGTGGCTGCATTTCTCCAGACCGGACGAAGGCCCGCTGCATTACTATGAGGAATGGATGCCAGACTTTATGAAAGGCCTTGCAACAGGAATCGAAAAGAGTCAGGGGCTTGTTGCTGACGCAATGAAAGATGTTCAGATGGATATGCAGTTAGATACAAGTTCAATGAAACCAGCTAATAACTTGAACAAAACAGATATAACCGGAATAACCGGAATGCTGGCACGGCTGATCCAGGTAATGAGCGCAGGACAGGAGATCTATTTTGATAACAGAGAATGGGCTGGAAAACTTGCACCTGCAATAAATACAGAGCTTGGAAGAATAGCAAAGGAGGCGGCGTATAGATGAATAATGTATTAACAATAAAAGCAACGATTACAGTTGAAAATACAGGGAAAGTCATTGATACGCTGGAAGACTGGGGATGTGCGATTGGAAACAACAATTATATCAAAGAGCCGGACGTAGAAACATATTACATTGATATTCCAGGTGCAGACGGATTTCTGGATGGTTCAGAAGCAATAGCCGGAAGAACAGTGTATAAATCAAGAGAAATTGATATTTTACTTGGAGGAAAGAAGCCGAGGGAAGACTGGGATAGCTTCATATCAAACATTCGAGGGCAGCTGCATGGGAAGAATGTGAGAGTAACATTCTCGAATGACCCGGCACATTTCTGGACCGGCAGAGTATATGTAACAGATTTTGACCGGTTCAGAGAACTGGGACAATTTCATTTGAGCATTCCGAGGGCAGATCCATATAAGTATTCACTTGCAGATTCAACAGATGACTGGCTCTGGGATCCGTTCGATTTTGAAACAGGTGTAATAGATCAGGGAGCCGGAATTACAATTTCCGGTTCCGGATCATACACGGTATGTGCTGGAAATATTGCAATTGTGCCGGTGCTGAATGTAAAAAGCATAGGTGCAACAGGATTAAAAGTTACAGGATGTGGAGAAACATACACATTGACACTTGGAAGGAATAGATTTCCGGATATTGTTGTATTTGGAGAAGATGAAACCCTGGAATTTTCAGGATCCGGAACACTGGATATTGTTTACAGGAGGGGATCATTGTGATTTATAAAATTAAATTAGATGGAAAAGTCCTGTATTATCCAGGAGACCGGCAGGCGGCAGTTATCAATCCGGAGCTGGATTTACAGACTGGATATGCGGGGGAACTTACTTTAAAGGTTCCGCCGTTAAATCCGTTATATGGAGAAATCCACAATAGAAAAAGTATGGTTTCTGTATACAGAGGAAATACAGAGATCTTTTACGGAGAAGCCCGCACACGCGAGAAAGACCGGTTTAAGAACCAGCCGATGAAAGCAACCGGAGCATTATCTTTCCTTGCTGACAGCATCCTGCCACAGCAGGAATGGCACAATATATCTCCACGAGATCTGTTAGACGCATGGTTACAACTTCACAATAATCAGGTGGAAGACAGAAAAAAGATATATACAGGAATCGTCACGATTCACGATAGCAATGATTCTTTGTACAGAATTACAGACAGAGAGAACACACTGGAAGCAATTCGAGATAAATTAGTTGACCGTCTGGGCGGATACCTACGGCTCAGACACGAGAATGGAAAGCTGTATCTTGATTGGTTGACTATTCAGGAATACGGAAAATATTGTGAACAGCCTATACAATTCGGGGAAAACCTGATGGATTATTCAGAGACAATGACAGCAGATGATGTTATCACAGCTCTGATTCCGCTGGGGGCAGCAATCGAACAGGAAACAGACGAAAACGCATCCGAATTTGAACGACTTGAAAAAAATGTTGATATTACATCAGTAAATGATGGAAAAGACTACATATACAGTAAAGAAGCAGTTGAAAATTTCGGATGGGTATGGAGAACAGAAAAATGGGACGACGTATCAGTTCCGGCAAACCTGTTAAAGAAAGCAACTGAATTTCTGACAAGCAAACAGTACGAAAGCCTTGTTATTTCGCTGACTGCCGTAGACCTGTCTTTATTCGGGCAGGATTACGATTCGTTTGACATAGGAGACAGAGTGCTTTGTAATGCAATTCCATACGGAATGAAGAAAGTCCTTCCGGTTATGGAAATGAAAATACCGTTGCAACAGCCAGATCAGGCGCAGCTGACACTTGGAGAAAACCTGCAGCAGTCTTTTACAGATCAGACATCCGGAACGTTCACACAAATCAGACAAGAGACAACAGACGCAGGCAGAGTCCAGACAGAATGGATGAAGTCTGCAATTGATAACCTTACGAAGAAAATGACGGGAGCGAAAGGTGGATATAAGCTCACCGAATTTGATGAAAACGGTCTCTGGCTCAGAGATCTGTACATGGACGCACCGGATAAAAACCAGGCAACAAACATACTGCAGATAAACAAAAATGGAATCGGAGGTTCACACAATGGTTATGCCGGTCCGTATACCGTCGGCATGACTTTAGACGGAACAATTTTGGGAGAGAGAATTCTTGCTGGTTCAATCAAGACAGAAGCTCTGTCAACAGAATGTAAAAATTACATTGAAACAAAAATATCTGACGGGGATTCAGAAAACAAAAAAGCGATTCTAAAAGAAGTCACAACCTCCCTGGAGGCCATGGATGGAAAGATAACTCTTTCTGTTTCAAGCTTAGAACAGCAGTTAAAGAGAAAATCTGGAAACTGGTATGGAAATTACAAACCTACTTCCGGAAACAATCCGGCCTCAGCCTGGACGACTGACGAATTAAGACAGGAACACGAAAGAGATCGTTTTTTTCAATACTACAACTGGTCACGCTTATCAGTATCAGAAAAACGAAAGTAATGAATATGGATGGGCAAGAATGAAAGACCAAGATATCGAAGCTGCCCAGGATACTGCGGAGCATGCGCTTTCAGAAATTAGCGTCCAGGAAGGGAGAATCACCGCAGAGGTGAGCCGGGCAAAGGGAGCAGAGGGGGAATTAAAGTCCCTAATAGAAGAGACTGAAAGTTCGATTTCATTGTCTGTATCAAAGAAATACGAAGAAGCGGTAAAGGCTGGACAAAATGCAGCTGATACTGCAGAGAAAAACGCGGTAAATGCAACAGACGAAAAATTAGAAGATTATTCCACTACAGATGAAATGGAAAGCGCAATCAAGCTTGCAACAGATAATATCACACTGCAAGTAAAATCAGTGCAACAGATTGCTGAACAGAAAAATGCTAATTATTATGGAGCCGGAGCACCAACGACATCGAACGAACCAGCATCTGCCTGGGATACGGATGCATTAAAAAATCACATATAGGCGATAACTACTATGATATTGATACGGGACACGCATACAGGTACACTTACAAGGTTGC